TAATATATTCAAATCGTATTTACAAAAAACAACCGGATGGTCTGGTTTATTCGTCACCTTTATTTTTTATATTCCGTGTTTAGTCAGCGATTTTATAAAATATTTGGCCGGACAATATCAACAAACCCCGAATATAGTCTTCATTTTATTTTTAGTCGAATTGTTATTTATCGCGTTTTACTTGTATGCACCTGCATTAATAAAAAAAGCAATTACAAATAATAGCGATAGTGTTGTATTGTTACCTGGCGCCAAATTTCTGGATAATCAAATTGTTCATTCTGCAGGCGATTTTCCGTTTACAATGACGCCAAGAAGCGATTTAGATAAACCAAACGACATTGCAACGTTTCGAACAAATTACGGAATATCAATGTGGGTCTACATCAATCCTGGACCCATGTCAAGTCGTGCATATACCGAAGAAACTGTAATATTTGATTATGGAGACGGAAAACCAAAATTATCCTATTGTAATAATTGCGAAGCCGATTCACAAACAAATTCAAAGGCCCGTTTTATTGCACAATTTTCGAATAAGCCTCATACAAACCCCGGTGAATATACGAAATATAAAATATCCGCGCCTTTACAAAAATGGAATTATTTTGTATTTAATTATAATAATAATATAGCGGATTTATTTGTCAATGGACGATTGGAACGTTCATATGAGTTCACCGACGATTTGCCATCATATGGTGTGACCGATAATATATCGATAGGATCAATAAATGGTTTGAGTGGTTCAATTTGTAATGTAGTATATTCCCCCGTTCCATTTACCAAAAATCAAATAGCAAATTCGTATAACTTATTAATGTATCAAAACCCCCCGACAAATTATGTTTCATAATTATATATAACTATTCTATAATAATAAATGGATATTACAGTCATTATTTTAGGAGTTATTGTGGTTATTTTGATATATATTTTATATAAATATTTTACTACTGCATCTACATTAACCAAGAAGGCAATTTATTTAGGTGATGCGTCGACCGCGGACATTCCTGCCGCCAATATTGTAAATCCGAAATCAAATCGATATTCTTATGGTGTTTGGGTATATGTAAATACGTGGAACGGTGCAATTAAACCCCTTATGTATCGTGCTGCATCGGCGCCAATGGGACCATCATCCGCTGCCGAATTTGCACTTTATTTAGAAACAACACAACCGGTTCTTCATGCAATTGTAAATAATCAGGATATCGCCGTAACCGATAACTTTCCAATACAAAAATGGGTATTTATTATTATAAGTGTGGATGGTCAATTTGTTGACTGCTATTTAGATGGAAAATTGGTAAAATCTACAAAAATAACGTTGCCTGGTTCCAATAGTGAAGGAATGACAATTAAATTTGGTACAGGCTCGGATATTTATCTTTCAAATGTCCAAAGATTAGACAAACCCACCGACCCAAAAACGGCGTGGACCACTTATATGGATGGGAACGGAGTTGCCTCGGCGTTGTCTTCATATAACGTAAACCTTTCACTAATCAAAGACAATGTAGAACAAAATAAGTTTGCCTTATTTTAGGACATTTTTGGATTTTATTTTATTTGCTGTTATATATTATCTTATATATATAACTACACGATGAATTCGCAACCCACCGTTTCACAACCAACGGGACCCATGAATTTACCAGATACAACTGCAATAACTAACACAATTTCGAATGCAGCCGAAAATGTATCAAATTCAATTTCGTCGGTAAAAGATTCCATTGGAAATACCATGAGTGATTTTTCGTCGAAATTTTCGATAGATGCCGGAAGCGAGTTTCTTCAATCAAATAGTGCAATCGCCAAATTTGTATTTTTAATTTTTGTATTAATCATGTTTATGATTTTAATGAATTTAGGAATCATGCTAATCGGATATTTTATGCAACCTTCGAAAAACCCATATTTAGTAAAGGGGATGATTTCCGGAAATACCAGCATACGCGTAACACAAGACCCCAAAGATACAAATTCTATTCCCATATATAGGTCAAATAATCAATCAAAAGGCATTGAATTCACATGGTCAGTTTGGTTATATATAACAGACATCGGCCAAGGAACAGCACAATATATGCACATTTTCAATAAAGGTAACAACGCATATGACCCTATCAGTGGAATAGCCACCGTAAACAACGGGCCCGGATTATACTTGGCAAAAGATACGAATACATTACATTTAGTAATGGATACGGTTAATCCGGACGACAAAAATAATACGCTTGATATTACAAATATTCCATTAAATAAATGGGTAAACGTGGCCATGCGTCTTCAAAATAAAATAATGGATGTTTACGTAAACGGGACGATTGCTTCTCGTTTTAATTTTTCCAATGTACCAAAACAGAATTTTAATGATGTCTATGTATGTAATAATGCCGGATTCACGGGTAATTTATCAAATCTGAGATACCATGATTATGCAATGAATGTATTTGAAATAAACAATATGGTTCTAATGGGACCCGATACCAAGACGAGTGAATTGGCTTCAAACACCCAAGCCGCGTCTGGAGATTATTCCTATTTATCGAGTTCTTGGTATATGTCGAAACAGGCATAGGTTCCGAATTCCTTCGCACCAGTTCCTAGTGCTGCAGAATTCATTCGGAAAACTACGACTAACACCTACATTTTCCTCTAACTCCGTTGTAATGGAGATTGTAAAGGATTTTCGATATAATATATATATATTATACCGACTTAAAATATATGCCGACTCAAGCCGAAATTGACCAACAAAACGCATTGGCTTTGGCAAGCGTATGCGAACAACGTCAGCGAGCGCAATTATTAAATGTTCCCCCTATACGGCTCGAACTTCAGCCATCACCTTATCCGTCTAATACGCAGCAACAATTGAATATGCGCCGAAAAATCGAAATATTAAAATATAGCGGCATCGGTCAAAATACCAAAACAAATAGTCTAACCAAAGCCGAAAAATGGGCGCAACTGGTGAATGGAAATAATCGACGTAATTCCCTTTCGGCATCGTTATACACGAACAATGTAAGTACGAATGGAGTATATGACTGTTCTGGTGATGAATATATACCAACACCAACATCGTCATGTGATGTTCCTGGACCAGTTATTATATTACAATACGATGATACAGTACCATTATATAATCATGCAACAAATATAAATAACTATGCAATCATAAATGAAAGCAACGATGCATTATGGAAAACATATCCCATTCCAAATACCACATTTTATTATGATTATGTTTCTACAAAAACGCCATTATTGTTACTAACTCCGCTTTACATACAACCATTAGTCGACCAACATTTTTATGAATTTACAATGAATGTTCCAATTGGAATATCAGTTTCATATGATACAAATAGTAATATTTCTACAAATACCAGTTATACAATTTCCATCAATCGAATCGATATGTCCATTTATTATAATTCGACATTGATATTAGATACATCGTATAATATATCAAGTCAAGTTATCGGAAACCTAATGCATGACAATTCGTTTAATTCATTATCATTTAAAGTAGCCGATAATACGAAACCATTTTCGGCGATTTTATATGTTGGAAATTTTGTTACCAATCCCACATTTACTTTACCTACCGAGCCTGGATATATTTATGACATCAAATTAAAGTTCGAAATGTCGACATCTTTACCACTTGATAAACAAAAAATATTAAAAATTAATGCAATTGCAGATATATCCGATTCGATTAGAACATCTACCAATTGTACGATTTTGTCGATTCCAACTATATCTGCATATGTTCCGTTTTATTTAACTGGGTCGTAAAAGTTTAGTAGTACGATTCAAGTACATATAATTGTACTTCCTTCCCAATATATATCACATGGCCAATTTACATTAAACCATTTGTCTGGAAAAGTGACAAATTTATTCGGATTTTCATTCAAATAACTTCCCCACCATGAAAATGAACTATTACAGGCAATGCCGCCCAACCTACATAATGACATTAAGTATAAACTGTTTAATTCGTTCTCATTTTCAACAAATGTCGTATTTTTATTTTCTAAAATTTCCATGCTTTTACAATAATGAATGTCGTCGCTAAAAATGAGAAAATTTGCGTCTTGTGGCAATAATTGTAAACAGTTTTTATAATATGTGGTCAAATCAACATTATGCATGGAATTACATGCCAATTTGTAATCACCGCGTCTTACATGAAAAAAATACATATTGTCCAAATTGTTATATTTATTTATTAAATATGTTTTTCGCGAATCTTCCATCCGAAATAAATCATATATTTCGGATTTATAATTTTTAAAATATGTTTCATTTTGAAAATATCCTCTTATTAGTAAACTACCATCATTATTTGGAATTTCTAAATAAACAAGCGCTTCTTCCTCTTGTTCATTAAAAATATCATATACGTCATTGTTAGTTAATGTTTTAGCGCGTAGGTTTCTAAATATTGTATTCATGTAATCTACGTCCACGCTACAATGATATGTATTTACGCTCTCGATAATGGCATATGTTTTATTTTGGTGTTTTGCAATTCCATACGCGCTGGCTGCTTTAAATAAACGATTTCCAAGACCACAATGTAATCGAATATATATATAATTTATTAATGAATATGTGTTTAGTGGATGTGAAGAAGTCGACTTGCGTAGCATAGAATTCACAGACGCAGAATACGGTTGTTCGCCATTGCGCAGCGAGGCGAACCACTGGGTGGGCACTACGTGCCCACTGAGATCGCTAGTGAAGTATTCTGTAACGTCGTCTTTTGTTGTTTCGGGTGTCTTCGCTGTTACGCCACATCCACCAGATCCACCAGAATCATTCATGTTGATAAAATGTGACGATAACAAATTCATTTATATATTCAACTATTTTGTTTTATTTCGTATAATATATATATTATACAATTATGTTAATTTCGCAAAATGAAGTATTTGAGATATTAAAAAATGCCCAAATAAATATAACTGGCGCATTTCATTTAGGCGCACATGAGTGCGAAGAAATGGATTTTTATAATAATATTGGATTGACTTGTCAAGATGTATTATGGATTGAAGCAATAAACGATAAGGCTTCAACAGTTGCTTGATTTGTTTATAAACAGTTTATACAAATCAATATAAAGAATACGTGAGTATTTACAGTAGCAGGAATAAAACA